AAGTAGAAGCACTAGGTGCCAAGGAACATAAGGTTTTACTCACGGATGAGCAGAAATTAGAACATGCAAGAGTTAATGCTGCTAAGTACTATGCAAAAAACAAAAAAGATATAAACGCAAAGAACAGACAAAGGCGAAAAGAGAACTCCCCAAAAGTCATACTGAGTGATGAAGAGAAAAAACAAAAAGCAAGAGAATATGCAAAGCTACATTATCTCAAGATGAAAAATGACCCTGAGTTCATAGAAAAAAGAAAAGCAAATGCCATAAGATGGAAAAGCCAGAACAAAGAGAAAATGAAACAAGTTAACAAAGAGTACATGCAAAGAGTGAGAGAGTCTCCTGAGCTCATGGAAAAGAAACGCGAGAACCAAAGAGAATACAGAGCAAAAAACCTTGAAAAAGTTAGAGCACAAGACCGTGCTCGTAAACAGCGAGAACGAAAGAGAGAAGTGGCATGACATATGGTGAAGCACACAGAGCCGAGCTTGACTCGATGGAACTTGTAAATGGAGAGTTTGTAAAGACTGTCTATATAGCCGACAAACCAAAACCTATGTGCAGAAAAGATGCTGTTGCTCACTACAACACAAAACTTTTCGCTTACTGGATGGATCAACTAGATGACAGGCTAAGCATACTAAGAAAAAAACAAATCATAGCAGCACTTATGTTTGGTCATGTTGATAAACATAAACTTTTTGAGGAGAACAAAAATGAAATACAAACAGAGTTTTGAAGAGGTACTAGCAGATGCAAAAAGAGCATTTGAAGATATAGAGAGAAGTTACTGGGAAAAAGACAAACCAAGAAAAGATTTTATTAAAAATCCAAGATTAAAAAATGTAGGCTTTGTTGATGGAACTAGAGCCATATTGGTTTACAGATGATGTACTTAAAACAAGACAAACGCTACTCAATACTAAAAATAAAAGAGAGTTCGTGGTGCAGAGTTCTCTGTGAGGGAATTAGCATAGCTATGGTCATGAACGAAGATACTGCAAGACAAGTGATATATAAAGATATCTTAGCAAATGGTGGTACCTGCGAGTACTTGTGCGAAAATGATTTTACAAAGGAAAAATAAATGAGAAGAATGAACATAAGCGTAGCAAAAAGCTACACAGACAAAAACACAAACGCGGTTAAAACAAAGTGGATAAACATAGGCTCTTTAGTCATAAGTGATGATGGAAAAGTGTTTGGAGAGATTGAGTCAATTCCAGTAGGAATTACAGATTTTAAAATAAACTGTTTTGATAGAGACGACAACAACAATCAGCAACCACAACAAGGCTATCAACAGCCACAACAGCCACCACTTCAATACCATGGCGAAACATACAATGCACCACATGGACAAGTTCCAGTGCATCGTGAGCAGTACAATCCAAACAACAAAAGATAGGAGCAAGTATGGTAACACTTAATAATAATGGGCTACCCGTTCTATTAAATGGCAGAATAGGAAAAGTATTGTGGTATAAAAACTCAACAAAGATTATCATTAGTTTAGGGAGAAATGGTGCATACGATTGGTTTGAAGTTGCAAAATTACAGTTCATAAAAAGCGTGTCTGATATAGAAAAAGTAGAAAAAAATATAAAAGATAGTCATGATGCGGAACTTTTCGCAAAAAAATTAAATAGCAATAATTTTATATTTGAATCAAATATCCCTGAAAGTAAAATTTTTAAATCAAATGACGAGATTATAAATGGATACAAAAAATGCTCTTGCAAAACTCACAAGGGAGCAAATCCTATAGTTGCAAGTAAAGACTTTTTTTACAGCAGCAAAACAAGAGAGTCAAAGCTTCAGTCTTGGTGTATACAGTGCACCAAGGAGCGGGGAAGATTACATAGAAAAAAAACATTGGCACAAGAAAGGTGCTATGTGCAAGAATATAAATTTTCTTTTTTATCAAGATTTATATTTTTAATAACAGCTGATTACAAAACACTAATAATAAAGAGGAAAAAATAAGATGAAAACACAACATGACATAGCATTAGAAAACGGCGAAATAGTTTTGAATGTAGAAGCACATTCAACAAGCACATTAATAGCAATATTTGCAGACATAGCAGTTGAGATGATATCTAGATATAGCACTATGAGTCAGAATGATAGAAATGATTATGTTAGAGAAATTGAAAATATAACTTTTATAGAAACACTTCGAAACAACAAAAGATAGGAGCAAGTGATGATAATCGAACAAACAAGAAAAGCCATCAGCTACTATAAACTCGCCATAGAAAATGCAGAAAATATGCTTGAATTTCAAGTCAAAAGAGATGAAGAGTACATTGCATTTCAAGAAAAATATACAAAACTAAGCATCAGCACTATCTTTTACTCACATACTCAAGATTTTTCTTTTTACGATTTTTCTAAAAAAGAGAACAGACAATATTTTCGCATCTCGAATGGGGTTTTTTACATAGAAAATGAGCATGAAAAGATAGAAGATATGAAAGAAGTAGCACAAGAACTACTAGATATCGTCAAGAAGTTTTACTAAAGGTGTGTGCTCCAAGAAGAGTTTATTCCTTAGAGGGAAAAGACGAGCTAGGACTCATAAAACAAATGATGTCCTGCGATATGCCAGGACTACAAAAAATACTCACACTTTGGCTAAGAGCTGGAGGGAGTGGACACATAAGGAGAGTGATATGAGTGAGATACAAGAGTACATCAGAGCTTACAGAGCACACGAGATTTTTGACATAAGCAAAACAACCTTTTGGCGTTTAAGCAAAGAAGATGACTTTCCAAAAAAGAGAAAAGTACACGGCGCAACACTCTACTCTATACTAGAACTAAGAGAGTGGTTTGACTCTAAAGTTGAAGCTGCATAATGAAAATAATCAAAAGAGAAAACTACATAAGAATCAAAGATAACAAGTTATTCGAGCTGCAAACATTCGATATGCACTTCACGCCGTTGTTGATGATAGTTGGCACTTCTTTAGGTAAATCGCTAAGCAATGTAAGAGATTTTGATGGAAGATTTAAAAAAGTTGAAAAACTGCAAGGGGGCCTGTTTTGATGAAAGTAGCTACAGCATTTAGTGGTGGACTTGCTGCTTGTGAGTTTGCACTAAGATATGAGGATATAGAGCATCAAGTAGTCTTTGCTTGTGAGTGGGATAAATATGCCAGAAGTCAATATTTAGAGTTTCATGGAGAGCCTGGGATATTTTATAACGACATATCAGACTTGAACGCAACTAAATATAAAGACGAGATTGATTTATTTGTCTGGGGAAGTCCATGCCAAGACTTATCGCTTGCAGGAAAACGAAAAGGTTTTGATGGTGCTAAATCTTCTTTATTTAGAGAGGGTGCAAGAGTTATGAGTGAGATGATGCCAAAAACATTTATATTTGAAAATGTAAAAGGACTACTTAGTTCAAATGGTGGAGCAGATTACAAAGAAGTAATAAAAACATTTCAAGACTTAGGCTATTTAATTGCAATGAAAGTTTTAAATGCGAAAGAGCATGGAACAGCACAGAATCGTGAAAGAGTTTTTGTAGTTGGATTTTTAGATGAAGATGCTTATCACGACTTTAGTTTTGAAGATAAAGTTCCATTAACTAAAACATTAAGAGATTATTTAGAAGATGATGTTGATGAAAAGTATTATCTATCTCAGAAGATGATTGATTGTCTTAGTAATCAAAAGATAGATAATGCACCACATAGCAAAGACGATTCGCATTCTAAATGCTTAACAGCCAGATACAACAAGATGGGAACAACAGACCCATACATAAAAGAGCCTATTTTAAAACAAGTAGGGAACATATATGACAATGAGCATAATAGTGTAGCTGGAAGAGTTTACACAGATGATGGTCTTGCAATGTGTTTAAGTGCCAATGGTGGTGGTGGTGGTGGGAAAACTGGTTTATACCAAATTAAATCTGCAACTAAATCAGGATATGAAACAGCAACGCAAAACGATTCAATCAACTTCACTCATCCAAACAGCGGAACAAGAAGAGGAAGAGTAGGAAAAGGTGTAGCTCAGACTTTAGATTGTGCTTGTAATCAAGCAGTGATCGATGAATATAAAATCAGAAGATTAACTCCTAGCGAATGTTTCAGACTTCAAGGCATAAAAGATGAAGATATAAATCTAATCAACTCAGATACACAAAGTTATAGAATCGCTGGAAATGCAATCGAAGTAAATACGATGCGGTCAATCATTAGGGCTTTATGCAAGCAACAAACTCAAAACAACTTATTTGACTTTATGGGAGTTGCATAATGAAAACAATCCAACTAAAACTAGAGATAACTTTTGATGCAAAATGCATAAATTGTCTCTATATGAATTTTCCAGATAGTTTAGAAGATACAGATAGTGGAATCTGTTCCTTGAAAAATAAAGAAGTTTTTGAAACTGACACATGTGATAAACATGAGATTTATAAGTTTTATGAAGATATAGGGCTTGATGCAAAAATAAAAAGACTTTCTTATGAGTAAAAGAGAGAAAAAACTTCAAGACTTTGAAATATCTATAGTAGTTGCTCATACTATGAGAAGATTTATGAGTAACTTCAAGCCACATGAAAGAAACTCGACATTTGAGAAAGTACTCAAACGACTTACAAAGATGCTAAGACAAAGAGAGAGAACAAACACAGCTGCATTTGTAAACGCGACTGATTATGAAAGAGAACTTTGGCTAAACGCCACTAGCTCTTACGATGGAAGTGTTCCTATATTTGCAGTTGACTTTGTATGTAGCGTTTATGAGTATTTTGAAAATCAAATGACCAGGCATGCAAACTTAAATCCAAAGCTAATGGAAAAAATGAACATGATCCATAACAAAACAGAAGTGGACTCAAAAACAGCACATGATATAGAGAAAAACGATAGTGACTTGCTAAGTACTTACATAAATCTCTTTGAAAAAGATAGCGGTGTAGCACTTAAAAAGTCGCTGTTTAGTGGTAAAAAACTTATATTGAAAAATAACCTTATAATTGAGGGGAAGGAGTTAGCGAATGACTTTAGATAAACAAAAACAACTGAGAGATGCCATAGTGATGGCAATAACAGCAGAGCATAAACTTGCAGTGCTTGATAAGCTACTAGAAGAGTATCAAAAAGAAGTTGAATATTGGAAAAACTCTTTTTATAAACAATGTGAAGCTTCAAGGGTTTTAAAATGAAAAAGTCAGGCTACTACTGGATAATCTACCAGGACGAATACCAAATAGCAAAGTATGATGAAGATACTAATGAATGGCATCTGATAGGCATAGAAAAAGAGTCACATCATATCACTGAGAGTGATGTTGTAATAGATGAGAGGGTCAACTGATGAAAGCAGAAGATTTTGAAAACCTAGGGCTTATTCCTAAGCTCCTGGAACAGATAGAAAACTTACAAACAAAACTCCAAAGAATAGAGCAAGTAATTGCACCTCCTTTGACTACAAAGCTAGGTGTTGCAAACTATTTTGGTGTTAAACCAAGGACCATAAATAACTACATAACAAATGGATATCTAGTAGAGGGAAAACACTTCTTTAGAAAAAATGCTAAACTGTTGTTCGTGGAAGATGCTATTTTGACTTTTGATAAAAGGATAATAGCGTGAAAAAATTAAGATTTAAAAATAGAAACGGTGTTCTTTATTTTGGTTTTGGTGATAGTTTGAAATCATCTCGAATGAGTGATACTAAGATAAATAGAAATATTTTGATAGGTAAATTCAATCGTGGTGAGCTTGAAGGAGATTTGACGATAACTCCAAGCGATACTATCATCAAACTTGTAGAAGAAGTTTTAAATGACAAGAGTAAACACTTGAAACATAAGAGTATGTTAGCATATCGTTCTTCTTTTAAAAACCATATTATACCATTTTTCAAAGAGAAGTTTATTACAATGATTAAGCCCATTGACATAAAAAACTTTCAAGATGAAATGGTGCTAAAAGGTCTTAAAAAAGATAGTGTGCAGCTCTCAAGAATATTGCTCAAAGAAGCATTTGAAATTGCAATACTAAGTGAGCTGATATCATCTAGTCCAGTTGAAGCTGTAAGTATGCCAAAGATAAAGTTTGTAAAGAAAAAACAAAAGCCTTTTACTTTGGATGAGATTGACAAGATACTTGATTTTGCAAGTGGTAGTGTTAAGAATTTTCTAGGGATATCGTTTTTTACTGGAATGAGAAGTGGAGAAGTTTTGGCTCTTAAGTGGAGTGACATAAACTTTGAAATCGAAACTATTTCAATAACTAAAACGATAGCTCAAGGAATAATAAACGCGACTAAGACTAGATCAAGTGAAAGAGATATCGAAATGCTGCCAATGGCAAAAGAGTATTTTAAAAAACAACTCTTAGAAACTGGCCTAAAAGATGGATATATTTTTCTAAATAGAAATAACGAACACTATGGCACAAATGATTTTTTCTTTAGAAGTACTAGAGAGATATTGAAAAAGTTAAACATTGAAATTAGGTCACTTCATAATACCAGGCATACATTTGCAAGCATGATGTTAAACAACGGCATAGAGCCTTTGTGGGTATCACATACACTAGGACATGAAAACCTACAAATAACTTACAATATCTATACTCATTTTATGCCAAAAAAAGAAAAAATGATTATTGGCTTCTTAGATAAACGGTACAAAAATGGTACACAAGACTCATAAAGCCCAATAATAGGGGTTAAATAATTAAGTTTTGTTTAAATTAAAAAAGAAATTTGCAATGCCTTTGCAATGCTTACATAGTATATAGCATCTTCCCGCTACTCACTTCAATCTAATCATTGTAAACTCATTGAAAAAAAGTGGTACAAAAACGGTACACTAAACAAAATTCCATGATTCTTTTATAATTGTATTGACATTATCACTACAATAATATATAATAGTGATATCAAAAGAGAAAAGGACTAAAAAATGAAAACACAAAACTACAATTTAGCAACTGGCGAAAAAATGGAAGGTTTTGAAACTTCATGGTTTTTCAGCAACATGACATATGAAGTGTCACTTAGAGAGATTGAATTTGAACTTGCGTCTAGTTTTGATACAGCACTACCAACTAGAATAATCACTAATGAATATAACAAGTTTGATAAAAATAAATCAATGTTTGAATTTTGTAAATTTTTAGCTACACAATATAAAAGTGAGAATACATACTAAAATGAAAAACACAACAATCCAACTGTGAATAATCCAACAAAAAAAAAGAGAAAAGGAATGTAAAAAAATGAAAACTTTAAGATTAGAAAATGGAATGATTGTAAAATCTATGCACGGTATTGAAATAACTTGTAATAAAGATAAAAAAATTAATGGTATTAAGTCAATGTTCCAGATATTGCAAAGTGGTGGGTTAAACCCTAGCGTTTTTTCTGACAATTTATCTTATAAACCTGATAGTTGGGAAGATTTTTTTAGAAATTTAAATGGAAAACAATCAAAATTTAATCTTCATTTTGGAAAAATGATATGAAAAACGCAACAATCCAACTAAGAATAAGTCAAGAAAAAAAAAATAAAATCATAGAAAAAGCTGAAAAGTTCGGCTTTTCTAATATTAGTGAGTATTTAATATTTGTAGCTTTAAATTCTGAAATCAAGGTTGATATACATGAAAAGAACTAAAAATATTAAAAGAGTTTTGTCGTTTAAAAAGTCTTATACAAGACAAAACAAACGACCTCTTCTTGTTCTTGGTGGAAGATGGGGTGACGGCCAACTTAAGGACAGTCCACAATTTTACATAAATGAAAAATCAAACTATAAAGAAGATTCTCTCGGGTTTAGATATCTTTAAGCCGTAAACAAAATTATCTCATCTTCAAACTAAGCTTCATAGCGCGGTTTGGAGTCTGCACATACCATCTACTATCTAGCATCTCTTTAGCAGCTGTATCATAATCTTCAACTTTCAAAGCTTTCCACATCTTCTTAAACTTCAAAACTCCATTGACACCCATCTGGTATGACATCTCTACTACTACTTCTTGTTTATCAAGTGGGAGCTTATTTACAAATGGCTCTTTTTGCTCAAGCTCTTTTATTTTTGCTTTGAGTCGCATTTCTGCGAGCACTTCCGCTTCTTCTTTGCTAAGTGGCAATTTTGTTCCGTATCCGATCGTGTCAAATCCCTCAGTGTCTTTGTAAACAGTTCCTACAAAACCCTCATTTATTTTTATTTCCTCAAGTAATTCTCTCATGTTTTATCCTTTTTTGATACTAAAAAGTATCTCTTTTATATTTTCCACATTGCTATCAATCTTATCTACACTTTTTGACATAGAGTTTAAAGCTTGCTCGTTGGATTTACTTCTATCTTTGTTCTCATTTATAGTAACAAAAACCCATCCAGAAACAGACATCGCAATTACAAAAATGAAACTAAAAATAGATAAAAGGAAATTCCTACGATTAGTTTCTTGTGTTTTATAAGACTTCATATCCTGAGAGAGCGAGACAACACTATCATGCGTTTCAATTCTTATTTTATTATCTTCGTCCATGCGTTTATGCACTGATTTCATGCTCGCTTCAAGGAGAGTGTGTCCTTTTTTTAGTTCTTCTATGTCCTCTAAAGCTATGGCTGTTCTTTGATAGTATTTACAATCTTCCACTATTTCGTTTCCCATTTTTGCACACTCCATTCGCTAGTTTCAAATCTACAACACACTTCACAAGTTCAACCACTACATTGGCATCACTACCACTCACACTGCAATTCACATCAGGAGTAGTACACGGAACTGGTACTGCATAAGGTTTTGGAACTTCTACATACTCAACTTTACTACAAGCTTGAAAAGTCAATAGCACGAACACCATCAATGATATTTTTAACATCTTCACAGCTACTCTCCTTTGTTAAATTCATATCTCTTACAACGTCTCTATAAACGACTCTATATTTTACTTCTGGGGTAAATGCTTTGTACTCTTTAATCTTCATTTCATAATCTTCTCTCACAGACTCTATGTGAGCCGATTGAGTATCAAGTGAAGATTTGTATAGAGTAGATTGTGTTTTAGCTTTTAGTACTTGCTTTTGAGTCTCAAGAAGTTCTTTTTCTAAGTTGTTTGTACTTGTATAGCAGTACCCACCAAGCAAAACAAACAAAGCAGTTATGCCACCAAACAAATATAAATTATTCACTTTTCTCTCCAAGCGCCAGTTTCCATGTAGAACTTCGCAAATCCTACAAATGTTGCGAGGACACTTCCATAGCCTATCAAAGCCCACTCATTTATATCTACTATAGAGATAGTGCCATTTTGAGTGAACCAACAGTGAAATTGCAAAAGCATATACATCATAAACAACACCATAGCTCTAGGAAATACTCTGTAGTCGTTTAGTTTTTTATCCATCACTTACTCTTTTGATACTGCATATTAACAAAGTCAGATACACTCATATCGTCATCATAATGCTTGTTGTAAAATAGTGTCTGGTCGAGTGCTTTTTGCATCTTGTACTCATTTGCATTAAGACCTCTTCTTATTAGCTCATCATCCAACATGGAGTTTGTTGCTTTCCATTTTAGACGAGTAACTTCATCTTCTTTTCTCTCTTGAAGTATTGCCTCATCACTCAGTTTATTTGCATGAGTGATTTTATAAACTCTCAGGTACTCACTATCACTTGGCTCGGGAGTACCACCGTTATATAGATAGCTACCAACTCCAAGTGTTATTGCAGCAATTAGTATATAAAGCATTTTAAAACACTCCCACAGTTACATACCCAACCAAGCCACCAACTACAGTAGCTATAAAGTCAGCACCATCGCTAGTGTGATTATCTTGATTTATGTAGTCATAGACTTCTTTACCTGCTGCAATGACTATAGCCATACACAAGCCAACAAATGCAGAATACAATCCAAACAGTAGTGCTACAGCCAGTCCTGCCATAAAGTGATATATCTTGTCTTTGTTTTTCATAAGTAGCCAATCTCTTTTTTAAGTTCATCCCCTAAAATTCGACAAGCTATTACATAAGCCTCATAAGCAACTTTTCTCTCATCGCTATCATCTCTTTTCATCATCGCTATTTCATCGGCGAGAGTGTACTTTTTCGCTATGTTTTCTTTGACAACATCACGAATTCTGTTGAGTTGTGCAGATTCATTTACTAGAGTTTTGAACTCTTCATGAGATATTTCCTCACACATTATTCTTGCATCTTGAGAACCAACTAAAGCATCGATGTCGCTCTCGTTCTCAGCTTCAACAGAAACAACATTTACATCAAAGTGATTTACTTTTACATCCTCACTTCCACCACGAAACTCTAAAACTGTAAACTCAGTCTCTACTTTTTCAAACTTTATATATTTAAACATGCCACGCTCCTCTTTGGTAATAAATTTAAAACATCAGATTCAATCAACAATCTTCTATAATAGGGCATAGTTGCAGTTCTTTTTGCATGCCCTATTAAGGAAATTATTGACTCAATTTTGAGTTTTTTAATTGCTTTTTTCATTTTATAAATACTATGTTTTCTTACGAACTTAATGCTTTTCCAAGTTCTATAACCTACGAAATTAATCCCGCGTTTAATCTTTTGAATATGCCAGTGCGATAATTCTAAACTAAGTTCATCTTGTACAAACTTCTCGCATCTACTTTTAAACTCTTTTGCTTTTTCTAGGCTTAATCCTATCATTACAAAATCATCCACATAGCGAACATAACTTTTAACCTTAAGTTCTCTCTTTATAAAGTGATCCAGTGGATTAAGATATATAAGTGCATAAATCTGTGATAGAAGATTTCCTATTGGTATGCCTTTTTCTGTGTTCATCTCCATAAACTCACACATGATGTCTATAAATCTCGTATCTTTTATTTTCTTCTCAAACATTTTTCTAAGAATTTGTCTATCGATAGAGTAAAAAAACTTTCTAATGTCTAACTTGATAAAGTACAAATTTCCATCATACTTTCGTATCTCTCTTTGAGTGTAATGACTTGCTTTATGAGTTCCACCGCCTTTTCTACAGGCATAAGAAGTATCTACAAAAGTTCTATCAAACACATCATATATGGTTCTGTATATGGCATGTTGCACGACCAAGTCTCTAAACGATGGTGCATTTATAAGTCTCTTTTTTGGTTCATACACATAAAACTGTGAGTAAGCTCTAGGCTTATATGTTCCACCGTGTAGTTCTTTGTATAATGACTCAATTTCTGAACCTAAATTTACTTCAAATTTAAGTGTTGCACTTTTAACTCTTTTGCCTTTTCTTGCGTCCAAAAAAGCATCATATAGGTTTTCTTTAGTAAAAGCTTTTTCAAACAAAAAGCCTACTCGTTTTGATTTAGTCTGATTTTCGACACTGCTACTCAAAAGACTTTCTTCATTTTTGATTTCGCTAATAGCAGGACACGATATCCCTCTTTTTCTAGTATCAACTTTTGTTGTTTCAAGTTTAGAAAAACAGTCACGTCCGCCAACATTATTGTTAGAGTTAGTGCGGTTATTGTTCAAATTGCGATTGAAAACGCCAGCATCAGAAGTATTACTCCAATTGCCACCGCATTGACAAGCCATCTCAGATTTCATATTGCTATCGTGCCCTATATTCTTCATTATATTTTTCCAGCCTCACGAAGCTTGTTTATCCAAGCTCCTATGATTTTTCCTATCTCATCTATTAGATTAGATATCGCTAAAAATCTCTTTGGTGCATCTACTTCTTTGTTTGGTTTTCCATCTTTAAAAGTGAAGTACCCTAACTCGTTTGCGAGATAAATCTGCATGCGAAGCTTTTCGTGAGTTACATCAAGCTCAGTGAGCGATGTCTTTTTATAGTATCTTTTTTGACACTCTGTTATGAGGTCATAAATACTATACGCGGTATTGCGTATGCCATTTGAGAGAGCATATTTTTCATGTCTTGGAAAATGATTCAAGTATATGTTTAGCAACTTTATCATCTGCATAAACTTTCTGTTTAAAACCGCTTCGCTATGTATGCTCATCTCTTACTTACTCCCGCTCACTATCGTTCACTCACACAAGGTACGAGGCACGTCCGCCAACAGTATTGCTAGAGCTAGTGCGGTAACCGCCCAAATGGCGATAGAAAACGCCAGCATCAGAAGTATTACCCCAATAGCCACCGCATAGACAAGCCAGCTCGTTTCGTAAGTATCTGTAAAGCCCATCGTTTCCAAACTCAGTAGTTCCACCACTGACACCAGTTGCGAGTGGTAAACCTAGAGCAGTTCTTTTGTACTCGTCTGTTGTTCTGTTTGTATTCATCCCAAATACTTGATTTGTTCCATTCCCAAAGTAAGTCCATCCGCTATTGTCACTTACCACATCACTTATGTCTATGACATCATAAAGAGCGGTGTTGTAAGCTCCAGTAGCTCCAGTGCCATCATCAGTAATGCTTCTTATGTCTACTGACTCTTTCATCACTAAAAAGCCAAGTGCATCAGTTCTTGTAAAGCCACTCGAAACTTCACTCATATTCCCATTCAAATCAGCTATCCCGCAATCTTGACCGTTGTGAGTAGTTTTTGCAAAAGGCTTTCCACTTCCAGTCATTGCACAGTTTGAAAAACCGCTTGTAGTAAAGGTAACACCGCTATCGTTTACATCACGAAGTGCATTGTTATTATTTCCTTTTGGCATTTTCGGATTTACATCTATAAATGCACATGCCGCAGTACTTGTTGATGCTTCGCCGTGAGCCTTTGCCATAAACGCCAAGTGAGTGTAAGTCCACGTTGGCATAAGAAAATACTCAGCACCACGAGTTTTTACAGCCTTATATAGCCCACCGTAATTGTTTGCAGGCGAATTATTTAGTGCAGATATAGGGTTGTGGCTTGAACTAGTAGAACATGGGTCGAGGTTAGGCTTGCTCACAAAAACACCGCCCTCATTTCCGCAAGTGTGGATGTCAACAAGCACTGCATTTACTTCTATTCCTGCGTTTATGAACATACGAGGTAAAACAGAACCGCTCACTGGGGTATCATGAAAAGTAAATGTATTTCCAGTTATTTTAAACCAGTGTTTTCTTATAGCGGTCATATGTGAACCACTCGCATCATACAAACGAGCATAATCAGGAGCACCAAGAGTATAGTAACCTGTACCTACTGTAAACCCATCAGGTATTTCTAAAGCAGTTAGACACGAAACACCAAAGCCTATTTTCCCCACTGTTCCGATTCCATAAATGCTATAATCAAGCTCTTTACTAGCACTCAAAGCACTCATAGTGTATGCCACATTTTTAGCACTTGAAGTAGGAGCAAGAGCCGTTACTTTGTTATCCACCGCTTCTTGAAGTGTAGAATCGTACATGTCATTGTCTACAAGAGACTTAACCAAGTAAGCCACATTGTCTAAACTCGTAGCCGCTTCAATGAAGCTAAGAGCCGTCTCTTTTAAAACTGTTTTTGCATTTGCCATTTTTTTTCCTTGTTAAAATTTAAAGTTTAGAAAGTTTTCTAAATCTCGTT